ATTAGTCGGTTTTAATGAAGACTTTACAACAATGCGCGACATTAAAATGAAAGGTACTAAAGTTGAAAAGATAAAACGATTAATTAAACCCTGTATAAAAATAACAACTACACATGGAGTTGTCACATGCTCAACCGATCACCAATGGGTGGCTCGAAAGGATAAAAAAGTAGCTAAGTGGTATATGGCTGAACAGCTTGTGCCTGGGGATACGATTTCTCGTTTAGTTAATACTTGGGAGCATGATAATTCTCCAGAAGGCAATTGGTTTGCTGGTTTTTTAGATGGGGAAGGTTGGATCTCAGGCTCTGGAGTTGGTTATGCCCAAAATGATACAGAACATAATATTAAAGCTTTGAATAAGGCAATAAGTGTTACTCAAGCTAGTGGCTATAAGCATGTATGTAGGAAAAATACATATAATAATGTGGTACAAGTTCGGTTTCATGGTGCCCAAATTGGTATGCAAGTAGTAGGTAAATATCGTCCTGTAAGATTACTTAGTAAATCTAATAACTTATGGGAAGGTAAGCGTACTTATAATAAAAGATCTACACCAGCTACTATTTTATCAGTTGAATATGTAGGAGAGCAAGAAGTAATTGGTATTCAAACTTGCTCTAAAACATACATCGCAGAAGGAATGTTAAGCCATAACTGTCAGCTAGAATTTCGAGTGGCCGGTCTATTGTCTGGCTGCAAGATGGTACGCAAGTTCATTGACGAAAAGCTAGATGTACACATGGTATCGGCAAACTTTTACGGCATTGAAAGGCAGGAGGCCAAATCCCGCACGTTCCAGCCTTTATTTGGGGCCAATACAGACTATACCAAGTATTTCTATCAACAATTCCCAGGCATTGCAGACTGGCATAAACGCTTGATGGACGAAGCGGTAAAACATAAACAAACCACCACACCATTAGGACGCATCTATAGCTTCCCGTTTGCAAGTCGATTAACGAACGGTATGGTATCTGGACATACCCAGATTAAGAATTATTCCGTTCAGGGATTTGGCTGGGATATTATGGCGATGGCGTTAGTGGACGTGCATAAACGCATGAAAGACATGCAGTTAAAATCGCTGTTAATTTTAACGGTGCATGACAGCTTATTAGCTGATGTGTATCCAGGTGAAGAAGCATTAGTGCGACAATGTTTTGAAGAAGGTTTTGGTAATATTAATAACTTAATGCGTGAAAGGTTTAACGTAGTCTCGGATATGCCATTTGATTTCGAAATTGGAACCGGAATTAATTGGGGAAGTTGTAAGAAATAACTTGACATTTGTTAAGTTTTGTGATAGAGTAAATGACTAACTTTTAATAAAGGAATGAAGATGAGTAAAAAACAAGAAGTTGCTGTAATTACCCCTGAAGAACAGGCATATATTGATAGTCTACACCACAATTCAGGTAGTTATGGTCCAGGTTTTGACAAGCTGGATTTCATTATTAAGCTGATGAAAGATGAATCCGGCAAGAAAATTATGCCGGGTCAATTCAAGCTTGGTGATAAGATCGTGGAAGATATTAAATTCCGTCCTGTGCGCGTATTTAATCAGTTAATTAAGTCTGTACAGAAGCCTGATAATAGCTTTGAAGTGATTTCACAATCGATTTATTTCAAGGATTATAGTGAGGAATTACTGGATTCGGCTGGCGGTATTGCCTGTGGTCGCAAGTTCGGTAAAGATACGAAGGGTTTTTCGGAAGAAGAAGCTAAAGCCAACAAAGATATTGCGACCGTTTATCTATTCGTATTTGGTTTTGCAACGATTGGTGACGAAGTAATTCCGGCATATATGCGTTTACGTGGCGGTAAATTCTATAGCTTTACAACGGGATTAAGGGCAATCCCACAAGATAAAGTCATGGGCCAATATAACTTCGATCTGAAGCTACTGGAAGTTGATATGCCTGATGGAACACTTGGTTATAATCTGGAAGTTGTTCCTGATTTAACGAATGTATTACCGATCAGCCCGATTCTGCAATTTGATCGTGAAGTTCAGGAATGGATTTTAGGTGAAAATAAAAAGATTCTAGAAAAACATCTTCAAGCTAATAAATACGCTAACAAAGATGTAAGTAACGCTGCCAGTATTGCAGACCATGTTGCCAATATGGTGGACGTTACTCCGAACGGTTTAGAAGATGAATTACCCTTCTGATGCCCTGTTTAGGACAAGATAATGGTAGATATAAAACCGGATTAGCAGGAACATCTGGTTTCTTGAAAAGAATAGAACACATAAGGATAAATTATGACTGGAGCAAGTGAATTTTTAACTGAAAATATCGAGAACCCAGAACCAGAACCTATCTGGAATTCAAATGATTACTATGATCGCCAAAATGCAGTTAGTTTAGCCGTACAATTAATGGCACAGCCTAACTATGCTGCATTACTTAGTTCTGCAATTTTACCAAATTTAGAGCATATTAGTAATAATATCTTAAATTATATCAAGTATGGTAAGATGGTAACTGAAACGAAAGAATAATTTATGTACAACACGGAAATCGAAAAGAAGCTATTAACTTTCCTGGAAGGAACTTGCGACGGTACTGCAAGAATTACCCATGATTTAGTTGATAGCTTTGGTGAAGATTGCATGAAGATTATTAACAACAATCTTCTGGACGCACGGCTTAATGATAAATGGCGTTTACGTATGTCCAATATCGGGCGTGATATCCGTCAATTACATCTTGAAAAAGAACATGGCCGCGCTGCCTTATCCATTCAGGATAAGTTAAAATTTACCTATGGCGCGATGATTGAAGCATTAGTGGTGCTTCTGTTACAAGCGTCCGGCATTTCGATTCAAGAAGCAAATGGCAAATGCTCCTTAACCGTGTCTGAAACACAGATTGACGGGGAGTTTGATTTAATTATCGACAACAAAGTTTGGGATGTTAAATCGGCTTCCCCGTACTCTTATGAAAATAAGTTTAAGGATCTGCAAAGCGTCATTGACGGTGATGAATTTGGATATATCGCACAGTTAATTGGGTACTGCTGGGCAACCGGCAAGAAACCAGGTGGCTGGATCGTGGTAAATAAAGTAACCGGCGAAATTAAAATCGTAGAAGCTAATTTTACAAATGCACAGGTAACAGATGCTATTAATGCTATTCGTCATACGGTGGTGCATTTTGAACAGAACATGCCGATCCCGGAATGTAAAGGTGTGATTGATGAAACCTTCAGAAAAAAGCCCACAGGTAATAAGGTTTTAAATAGATCCTGTGAATATTGTAGCTGCAAGTTTAAATGTCATCCTGGATTACAGGTAAAGCCCGATGTCAGTAGCAAAGCCCAAAATCCTAAAGTTAAGTATTATGTGGAGTTAAATAATGTTCCGAAAGATTGACGAAATACCGAAAGAATTCCAAAGACAAGCCTGGAATAACGGGTATTACGATATGCCAGTTGGCTATCATATTAAAGCAACCCAGATGAATTCTAGAGGCAAGCCCAAGAAAGATTCAATAGCTTACCGGCGTGTGTATATCCTGCCGAAATATCTTTCAGATTATGTCCACGACTATCAAGAATATAAGAAGAATTTAAATGCAGAATAATTTACCTACACTTTTCCAGCAAATGATCTATAAGTCCCGTTATGCACGTTGGGTAGAATCTGAAAATCGCCGCGAAGATTGGCCCGAAACGGTAAAGCGGTATATTGAGTTTTTCAGGGAACGTACAGATAAGATTGTAAAAGAAGAATGGCAAGACTTATACCACGCAATCCTCACGTTAGATATCATGCCGTCCATGCGTGCATTGATGACTGCCGGATCTGCATTAGATCGTTGCAACGTAGCCGCGTTCAATTGTAGTTATCTACCGATTGACCATCCAAGAGCCTTTGACGAAGTGTTATACATTCTGATGTGCGGCACAGGCGTGGGTTTCAGTGTTGAACGCCAGTCCGTTAATGAACTTCCTGTTGTAAATGAACATATGGAAGATTCAGATACTATGATTGTCGTGGAAGATTCTAAGGCTGGCTGGGCAAGGGCTTATCGTGAATTAATTTCCATGCTCTATGCAGGACAAATTCCAAAATGGGATTTAAGTAAGCTTCGTCCTGCCGGTGCGCGTTTGAAAACTTTTGGTGGTCGTAGCTCAGGCCCGGAGCCGTTAAATGATTTGTTCAAGTTTACTGTCAATATATTTAAAAACGCTGCTGGTCGTAAGCTCCGTAGTATTGAGTGTCATGACTTGGTTTGCAAAATCGGAGATGTTGTGGTGGTCGGAGGTGTGCGCCGTTCTGCTCTTATCAGCCTGTCTAACTTATCTGACGAACGGATGAGAGATGCTAAGTCCGGCAACTGGTGGGAAAAGAATCCACAACGGGCACTGGCAAATAATTCAGTAAGCTATACGGAGAAACCAGACATTGGAAAATTCATGGAAGAATGGACAGCTTTATATAAATCTGGTTCTGGTGAACGTGGTATTTTCAACCGGGAAGCTTCCGAAAAACAAGTTTTGAAGAATAATCGTCGTGAAGGTGGCCATGCTTGGGGCACGAATCCTTGTTCAGAAATTATCTTACGTCCGTATCAATTCTGCAACCTGACAGAGGTGATTGTACGTGCAGACGACACACTTGATTCATTAAAGCGTAAAGTACATCTGGCAACAATTTTAGGTACACTGCAAAGCAGTTTGATTGACTTTAAATATCTGCGCAAGATCTGGCATAATAATACCAAGGAAGAATGTCTGTTGGGTGTAAGTCTGACGGGGATTCTAGATAACCTAACACTGTCAGGAAAATACCCTGACACCATTGAAGGTATGTATGGAATTGTACTACAGGAAACTTTGGAACAACTGAAAGAAACAGCAATTGAAACGAACAAACAATATGCAGATATCCTCGGAGTTAATCAGTCTACTGCAATTACTTGCGTCAAGCCGTCTGGAACTGTATCACAACTTACCGATACAGCCAGCGGTATCCATACAAGGCACAGCCCGTACTATATCCGTACAGTACGAGGTGACAAAAAAGATCCGCTTACAGCTTTTCTTATCGCACAAGGGATACCTACTGAAGATTGTGTGATGAAGCCAAATGATACGGTGGTATTTAGTTTCCCACAAAAGGCTCCAGAAGGTGCCTTAACACGGGATTCATTGACTGCCATTGAGCATCTGGACATTTGGCTGACCTATCAGCGTTACTGGTGCGAACACAAGCCGTCTGTCACGATCACCGTCAAAGAGCATGAATGGCTGGAAGTCGGTGCCTGGGTATACAGACACTTTGATGAATGTTCAGGCGTGAGCTTCCTACCACATGACGGAGGCACTTACAAGCAAGCGCCATACCAGGAATGCACCAAGGAAGAATATGAAGCACTTCTTGCCAAAATGCCGAAAGACATTGATTGGTCCGGGCTGAAGGACTTTGAAAAGGAAGATACAACTACTGGCATGCAGGAATTAAGTTGTGTAGCCGGGGTTTGCGAAGTTGTTAATATAGGAGATAAATAATGATACCTTTTAACGTCGATCATTTTACAAACGAAATGATTACCTATACCCCAGAACCTATTCAATGTGCATTTGCCTATGAATATGTTGATCACATACCCGTTGGTATTTATACACAGGTTAATATGTATGAGAAGAACTTATTGCTGGAATGTTACTTAAGTTTTGAGGAAATTAATGCACAAAAGCGTAAAGGTAGCGTGGAAAGCCTGTTTGCCGAAGCTTATTATGCACAGCTACAGAAAATAGCAACTCAGTTGAAGGATTAAGTGATGCGAGTAATTAACTTATACGGCGGTCCAGGCACAGGTAAATCTACCACGGCAACCGGCTTGTTTAGTTTAATGAAACTAGCTGGCTATAAAGTGGAATTCGCATCTGAATTTGCTAAGGATATTGTCTGGGATCGGGCGTTTGATGTTTTACAAGATCAGTTGTTTATCTTCGCCAACCAGCACAGGAAAATTAAACGCCTGGAACAGCATGGCGTGGATTACGTCATTACAGACAGCCCGTTGTTACTAAGTCTTAACTACATGCCTAAGGAATATTTTAGAAGTTTCCCGGATTTAGTGGACGATGTTTATCGAAGTTTTAACAATTTCGATGTTATACTAAGGAGAGTTAAGCCTTATGCCCCATATGGTCGTAGGCAATGCGAAGCTTCTGCTAAAGAAATGGATGATGTGATCAATCATATTGTGCGTGATATCACAGATGAATACCACATCATTGACGCAGACGCTAAGGCGGCTGAGACTATATTTAACTTATTAATGGAAAGCGAAAAGTAATGGGAAAAGTAGTGATCACCTTAACCGATCAGGACATTAAGGAACAGCTTTACATTTTGAAGATTGAAACGGATATCCCAGCATCTGAATATGAAACTTCCCCGTCCATGACGGTTGCCAATGTAATTAAGCAATTAATTATGGCGCAACAAGAAGGCCATTCGAAAGTAACATTACAATGACCAAACAACCAAGTTCAATAGCTGCTCGTAAAGCGCGGGGCAGACTACTGCAAAAACATGTACGCGATGGAATTTTAAAAGCCTTTCCAGCACTTACGGAAGATGATGTTAAGTCTGCCCCGATGGGCACCTCTGGATCAGATGTCGTACTATCTACACTTGGTAAAAACTTATTCTCCTATGATGTAGAATGTAAGAACGCACAGACCGTAAATATCTGGGCAGCTATGGAGCAATCAAAAAAACGTTGCCCAGAAGATCTGGAGCCTCTGTTAGTAGTTAAACGTAATGGAGTTAAACCATTAGCTATTATTGATTTTGAACATTTTATGCAATTGGTTTATGCAAGCCACATCAATCGAATCAACTGACCCAATATTCACACTAATCCAAGCTTATGTAGAGCAACATATTATTAGTATCACCATCCATAAAGGCACTATCGAAATTAAATGGTCTGAAAAGCTTTCTGGTGACGCTGTGGCAGTTAAATCCAAAGCTATTGTTTTTGACTCAAATGAAATGGTCGCCATGCTTAATACGTTAAAGAAACTAGAAGCCATTCAATCTGTAATTAATCATTATCCTGTAAAGGTAACATCAAAATGACTAGTAAAACAACTATCTTGCGCCGCACATCACCAGAGACTTTCCTACGTGATAAATACCATAAAATGACTAGGCGTAGCTTAGGTGATTGTAATCGTCCACATCTGTATCGTGGTATGGAAGTATTGCCTTATGAAGACTTTAAAACATGGGCATTAGGGGATAATGATTTCCAGAAATTGTGGTTTAACTGGCAGCTTTGCCGCTTTGATATTCGGGCAAATCCTTCCATTGATCGTAAAGACAGCGCGAAAGGGTATGTCATTGATAACCTACAGTGGATTACACATTCAGAGAATTGTTCTAACGGCGCTAAATCGGAGAAACGTAAAGCTATGAAACCATTACTTGCAGCTAAATTAGACAGTCTGTCACAGATTAAATACCCGGTTTATGTCACGCCGAAACTAGACGGTATTCGTTGTTTAGTAATAGACGGTAAGGCTGTTACCCGTAAACTTAAACCAATCCCGAATGATCATATTCGTGAATCCTTAGAGTCTGTGTTAGGTAACTTTAACGTAGACGGTGAGTTAATGGTTAACGGAATGGATTTTAATGAAGTCCAGGGCGAAGTCATGCGTAAATCCGGTAAGCCAAACTTCCAGTATTTTATCTTTGACTTAGTGGACCCTACCAAAAGCTTTGAAGAACGCCGCAAGATTCTTTCCACATTGCCTTTGCAAGATATATTGCTAGGCACTTCGATTGACGATGAAGAAACGTTGAAAACCTATGAAGAACTGTGCCTGAGCCGTGGCTATGAAGGGATTATGATTCGTGACCCTAAAGGCCGTTATAAGTATGGCCGTAGTACGGTGAAGGAAGGTATTTTACTTAAATTAAAGCGTTTCAATGATTCTGAAGCCATCATCGTAGGCTTTGAAGAAAAGATGCATAATGGCAATGAAGCAACTACAGATGCTTTAGGGCATACCGAAAGAAGTTCTGCAAAAGCTGGCATGGTGCCACAGAATACCCTTGGATCGCTGGTAGTGTATGACAAGAAAATGGACAAGAGTTTTAGTATCGGCACAGGCTTTGATGATGCGATGCGTCAGCATATCTGGGATCATTCCGGTAATTACGTAGGACAGCAAGTGACATACACCTATCAGGAATTAAGTAAATATGGTGTACCGCGTTTCCCTGTGTTTAAAGGCTTTCGGAGTGAATTAGATGTTTCCGAATAAGGGATTAGGTAATGTACCGAAATATCTTGTTCCACGCCCACCTAATGTATTAACAGAGAAAGAAGTTATGGAAAAAAATGCAGATTACAAGGATTGGTTAAACAGCCTCACACCAGCACAACGGGATAACCTTAAGCCAATCCCTAGGGACCCTGTGAATCACCCAAGCCATTACAAGCTTAATGAACACGGTATTGAATGTATCGATGCTATTGAAGCCAGTATGTCTAAGGAGGAATTTCAAGGGTATCTTAAAGGCAATGTCCTGAAATATTTATGGCGTTATAAGTATAAAGGTAAACCTGTAGAAGATCTACAGAAAGCCAACACCTATTTGAATATGTTAATTAAGAAGGTATAAAATGAAATATTTTCGCACGTTTATAAAAGAGCAATTTAAGGATTCCCTTGATCCTGTTAAGCAGTCTATTATCACACAGATACATGAAAACGGTGGTTATTTATCTGGACCATGTACCCATCTTGATCGGTTGTTTAGAAATGTTTCATTTCAATTAGCCGATCAAGTACGTTTCGATACGCTCCTAGAAATGTACCAAGCCTATGTTGTTTATCGTGCATACGAATGGAGGAACAATGTCGGCATTCGCTAAATATCCAAGTCTAATTAACAGCTATCATCAAGATATTATAGACTATTGTATTAATTTCGGCTATGCGAAGGACAGCATTTGGTATGTTACTGAAAAGATTCATGGTGCAAATTTTGCCTTTTATGCAGATGAAAATGAAATCCGCTGTGCTCGTCGTACAGGCTTTCTATCTAAACTTGAGAATTTCTATAATTTCACTTATGTATTGGGTAAATACCAGGAATCCGTTCTAAAGTTACAGAAACATTTCGGGAAGCCGATTATCGTTTACGGCGAACTGTGCGGCGGATTTCATGACGGTAAGACCAACGGCCAAAAGGTCATGAAAGAAGTCCAGTATTGTCCATGGAATGAGTTTATTGTATTTGATATTATTGTTGATAATGAAGCTGTCAGTCCGTTAGAAGTTCAACAATTATGTTGGGAATTTAAATTAACTCCTGCACCGTTAATCTTTGAAGGTCGCTTGGAAGATGCATTAAAAGTTGACAATGCGTTTAACAGTTTAGTGCCGAAAGCTTTTGGTTTGCCTGACGTTGCAGATAATATCTGTGAAGGTGTGGTGATTAAGCCGTGGCCATTAGTAAGGGATATGCGCGGGAATTTAATAGTATTCAAGAATAAAAATGATAAATTCTCTGAAAAACAACACACACCAAAGGTTAAGCCTGTCCTGGAAATGACGGATAAACTCACGGCTATTTACGACAAACTAGCACCATTTATTACGGTAAATAAACTCAATGCAACCATTTCTAAAGTGGGTAATGACCCTAGCAAGTTCGGACAAATCCGAGGGTTTTTCGTTCAGGATATTATTCAAGATTCCGGTGCGTACCAGGAATACCACGGATTGGAAGGAGAAGAACGGAAAATAATTCATAATGAATTAGATAAATTAGTATTGCCTATGGTAAGGCGAGCTTTAGGGGTGGTTAAATGAAATATGTAACACGGGCAAATAATGTATGGCAGGACGAATTCGAAAGCTATACATTAACGGAATCTTCACCAATTTCTGGTATAACGATCCATGAACCAGAAGATCGGTATCAATTTACAGGTTTGTACGATGAAAATGGCGACGGTATTTATCAAGATAATCGACTACAAATAGGATTTAAATTATGACATATACTGGACCAACTACACTGACACTTCTAACATTAATCTTTATATACTGCAAGCTTGCTGGGTATATTGCGTGGTCCTGGTGGTGGGTTTTGTCGCCGCTATGGATTCCTGTACTACTATTTACAGCGATTGCGTCACTTTGGATCGGTATTATTGCTTTCATTCATAGGTAGTTATGTTTTCTTTATATTTAAGTTTGGATAATGTTAAGCGTATGATCCTAAAAGAATATGGATATACGGACGCAGATATGGGGCGCGTGAAGGTTACTTTAACCGGCAGTAAAGAAGCGCCTATAGTTGCTATTGAGGATCATCTGAAGAAATAGTTCCCTTTCAACAAACTAAAAGCCCCAAGGAGTGATCCAAGGGGCTTTCTTAATGTCTATTATAATAGACATTAGAGCCTATATTGTACATTAAAAGATACAATAGTAGCTATTAGCAGTATTTATCGCCTTTACCGGGCTTTGGTTTTGGCTTAGGTTTGCCTTTACTTTTCATTTTCTTTTAACCTTGTTTGTTGAATTGTTATTTTGTCCAACCATTCCACTACACAATCGGGCATTTTATATTCTTCACGAATATAGTCTGTGACGCATGTACTAGCCGGGATGGATATCGGGCTGTATTTAGGCACGGCTTTAGGTTGATTAGCGCAACCTGTCAAGAGCATCAGCGATAGCATTGCGATCTCTACGCGGTTTCGCAAGTTCTTCTGCATCTTCTCTATATTTGGCAATATCATTATCAGAGGCTTTCTTTTGATTCTTAAGCGTATTATTTTCTTCAGTAACTTGCGCTACTTTATTTTGGTAATATGCTATGCAAGACGCAATCGCTATAATGGCAGCGACTAACAGCCCCACGATTACATATTCCAACATTATTTTACTTCCACTACAGGCTTAACATCTGGCCAAATTGCCAGGATCAAACCTACAGCCGCAGAACCAAAGGCAATAATCTGTTCCATTAATGCCGGTTCCATATGAACGCCTAACGCACCAACCATGGCAGTAATACCAACCCAAGTTGAGCGTTCCTTCAATCGTGCTAACAGCACTTTCTTAATAAAATCCATAGTATTGTCCTATCTATTTAATTAACATATCGGCTACTCTTTTAGCCCTTGCCGGTGTTTGTTTAGCCCATAAACTTTTCAGCGCCAGTTCCCTGGCTAATGTAAAGTCTTTATCATTTATTGCTTTCAGTGTGTTTTTGAACTTACTTAATGCATTATAACCAAGCTGAAAGGCCATATTGATTAATGCCATACGTTGATATTCAGATAAATTATCAAAGTCAGGCACCAGCTTTTTAGTATCCTGTATCGCTTGTTCAATGGTTATTTTAAGCAATTCAATAAGGCTATTGTAAGATATCGGCGCGAGGCCCATACGCACATTCTCAAATATTTCAGGCAAGCCTGCACCAATCCATATTTTACGGGCGTTCGGATCGTCCATATTGAACCCAATACCAACTGTGCGGTGTCCCGTAATGTCATGATAAACATAACGCATAACACCTTCGTCCACAGACAACATCTGCATAACTTTTTCTGTGAAACTAATCATTTTTAATCAACCTTTTCAGCTAATAGATGATATACTTGTCGAATAGTTCTAGGTTTAGTTAAGTCTGGCTTGCCCTTTTTATCGGGATGATAAAATATAGGCTTGTTAGCCGCAGCAGCATCTGGAAGCACTTCTTTGGCAATAGGGTTAGCCTTGTAGCTGTCAATTAGCTTTTTAGTGCCGCCTAAACCTAGAAAATGCGTGGAGTACACTTCAGCATCTGTAGGTTTACGGTTGATGTATTTCTTTAAACCCTTTAAGTTGTCATGCATATACAAAGCACCCATTAAGGCATTTGCGTTTTCATCGTCAATATCTTCTTCGGTAACACCGGCCTTTTCGCCATATTTCTTGACCATTTCTTTCCACGTGCCGGAAGTAAACTGGAACAAACCTCTTGCAGAACTAGTAGCAGCCTGGGTATTTTTACCGAAGCTACTTTCAGCCATAGCAATCTTTTCCAGTAAGTTCTTACGCACACCAATCACTTCAGAAAATTTACCTAACATTTCCTTTAGATCAGTTTTATCAGCCACCTGGACTTTCTTTTTAGATTGTACAGGTTTTGGTGCAGGGACTTCTGGTGGTAATACGCCGTCCTTTTTATCTTCTTCTGCATAACGAGCTTTGTCTAATTCATCAATGCCTTGGAAATTACCGTTTTCGTCCAGGCTGGCATAGTCTGCATAAGGATCGCCTAAAGTGTCTTGACCAGCACCACCGCCAACGGAGTCTTTACCAACTGGTTTTAATTCCTTTTCCATATCTCGCATGTGTGAATTTTGACGGGCTTTTACTAAATCATCTGGAGAAAATTCAATTAATCCAGACAATGCATGTACATCTTCCATGGTTAAATCCTGGATATCGCCTTGGTACGGGCTTTTATCCAGATCTTTATCCTGAGCTTGCATGTTTAAATTATGCAAGAAATGCGTCCCGCCACGAAGCATTTGACGGGTGCCTTTCATATCCATTGGCGGAATTGGAACGCCTGTCGGAGTTACTTTACCGGCAAGAATATTCATAACCTTATCCGACATTGCCATATTAGATAATGTATTATCCCAACGTAATCCAAGCAACGCCCAAGCAAATTTCTGTGGCTTTAACACTGCATTAGGAATATCCGTCACTGCTTTTGCAGAAGCCGCCGCGCCAATCGAAGCACCGGCAGAATTTTCCCCAGTATAAGACGATGCATAAGTACGAATATCTTTAAGCTTTTCCAGAACGGGATCAGACATATATTCTGGAGTTAACAAACCACGCGATTCATAATCATTAATGATATTAACCGCAGTCGCAGAATCGACGGTTGCAGCGCCTTTACTGAATGCCCCTGCTTTATCCAGAACATCTTTCAACACACCATAAGAAAATACTTCCTTGTACATTGGCGCGGCTTTTCCGGCAGCACTTAATAATTTCTTAAGTTCTTCGGTAGAACCTTCGCTAATTAATTGCTTTGCACGGCTGTCCAGATCACCAAAACTAGTACCTAATTGACGTACTTGAGAATTTTGCAAACGTTTCCATTCATGTGAGTAATCAATGAAGCTGCGCTGTTCTTCTGGCGTGACTAACATTTCGAGCGTTTTAGAATCGGCTGTTTTCCAGCTTTGAATTGTCTTTTCAATGTTATCTGGATCGGCAAATAGCTTTGTCTTAAAGTTACCGGCGATATTTTCCTGGAAATCCTCTGGGCCTAATGCTTTATACAGATGGACAACCGTTGATGGATTAGGCTTACCGCCTTGATCAAGCATACGTACAATTTCTTCTGGCTGTTCAGTATCAAGCACGCGACGAATATTTTTACCTTCGGCCTCGCTATACAAACCTTTTGCAAGATTATTGGTGTCCTGCCAAAGTGACACTAAGTTTGGATTAGTTCCTTCTGGAAAGCGCGGCTTTTCAATAATTTCCGAAACAGTTGCATATAATTTCTGGGCAGCGGCTTCCGACGCAGTAGGTTTACCAGTTACACGGCTAGGATCTGCATATTGCCATAAGGAACTGCGTAATTGCTTTAACTGTTCTAAGGCAGACGCATCACCTACTTGACCAACATTTGGATCGAGTTTCAGGATTTTATCAATAGTAGATTCAAGTCCAGCCGGTAAATCCAGAGCAACTTTCGTTTGACCGCGACTAATTGAAGGGATATCGCCGCCTGATAATGTACCAATTACCGGCGAATTTTGCATATTAACGCCAGTTTTCAATTCACTTACAGCAGATTGAAGCGGTGTTAAGTCAAACGTTGTGCCTTTCGGAACTTTCTTGAATAGATCATCATAGGAAGCCATGACAAGATCTTCCCATTTATCCATATACTTGCTGACTTGTTCTTGGGATTTAAGTCCGGCAGCGCGTTCTTCCATATTTGGATTAGTTAATCCAGAATCCTTCAGAATACCTTCATGCAATTGGTCGTAGGCGTTAAAGCTGTTGCCTTCGCCTAGTACAGAGTCGGCAGAACTTTTGGTAGAATCTAAACCTTTTTGTAGTCCTTTAAAAATAGCTTGGTCGCGCCCTGCGAGATTTTCCATGGTGCTTTTAATACCAAGCTGTCTCCAACGGCTAACCATAGAACCCATTAATGGGAATACCATGTCTGCACCTACAGGCGCATTAAGACGTTCGGCAGCACCCATAATATCTTTGCTACCGCTATTGGAAAGAAACTTTAAGCCTGTATCAGCTAATCCCGAAGCGCCTGATTTTAAATTGGAAGCACCTTTAATAACATCGCCGCCGACTTCACCGGCTACACTTAATGCAGCATTGGTATTCGCTTGGCCTAATACTTCAGAATCTGAAGATTTTTCCTGGCCTCGTAATCGTTCAATACCCGAACTAATATATGGAGAAATCCAACCCCACGCACCTTGAATTGCAGTACGTGCGACTAATGATTGACCCCCTGTTGCAGCACCTATTGCAATCGACCCAGAAGTTGCCGGATTAACAATAGCACCAGTTACAGCACCAGCTTTATCAGCAAGATTTTCGGAATCCAGCATTGTGTATGGGCGTGCAGGAACCCATTCTTTACTGCCATGAAGCTTTACGAATACTTTGTTTTCACGGGTAGAACCGTCTGGACTTTGTTTTGCAAGAGCGACTTGCGAATCAGGAAAACGAGCAAGAATCTTCGCCTTTAATTCATCATTACGTTCAGAACCGGAAGCATTCACATCAAACGCCAAACCAAAATCATTCAGCGATTTGTCCAAATTAACACGGCCAGGAGCAATCAAACTTAATTGATTTTCTGCATGATATTGATTGGCAGTTTTAATTTCTGCTTGACGTTTTGTATTTGCTGTTGCAATATCACCTTGTAAGCGTACAGGTGTGCCTGTCGTTTTACTGGCCTGATCATTAAAGCCAGCTTCTTCAGATACTGGAGAAAAATCACCGTCATATTCAGGTGCTTCAATATCTTTAGGGGCTTTCTTTAAAGCATCTGCAAATGATCCTTGAGCTTCCGGCAAACCTGTTTTTGAATAACCATAGGAATTAGAAAGAAACGGAGGACTGTCCGATTTCGCATCTTCTGGCGTGCCGATATGAATATCTTTACGTGCTGGTTCTTCCGATACAATAGGATCACCGAAAGCATTTAATTTAGTTTCAGCTTGTTCAACGATTGGATCGCCAAATGCGTTTAATTTTGCCATAATTTCTTCTTATTGTTTAATTGCAGTTAATCCATCTGGACCAATATAGGAATCTCCAGGCTTTAATGCCTTATATGTAGCATCTTCTTTGCTGGAAACTGTCGGAGGACCAACAGGTCTTGGAGTGCCTTTGGCTGCGTCTAATTGCTCTTTCAGACGGTTAACTTGACCACCGATACTTGGATTACTGAGTTTTTCATAACTATCTTCTACTTCACCAATTAATCCATTATAGATGGTATCTACAGCAGCCAAAGCACGATCTTCAGATGTAAATAAACCACCTAAATTACCTAATGCAGAATCTACCGTAGCAGTATCCATTTTACTGATAGACGAATCGCCACCGGACAATGGTTTCTTTAATACACCATTTAATTCAGAATATAATGTCGTGTATTTCTGTAACGCTTTCACTTCATTTGGATCAGTTAATCCAAGGCCATTTGCAATATCATTCGTTAATTCAAACTGCGATGTAAAATCATGTCCAGCACTTTTTAAACGCTTAACGGTTTTCATTACGCCAGGATTTGTTACCATGAAATCGCGTAATTCAGATGCACGGCTCAACGCAAGAGAATTCACATCGGCCTTTTCACGATATTTACGTGTGTAAACGGTATCATCTTCACTAGGTGGTTTGATATTCAATGCAGCTTGTTCGGCTTGTGCTTTGGAATATCCTTGAGCAATTAAGGCATCGCGCTTAGCTAGTTTCTGAGTAACTTCTTTACCAGCCTTGACTGTCGGATCATTTTCCTGAGCTTTTTTAGTTAATTTTAACAACGTCCATGTGTGCTTTGGAAGCGCCTTTAACATCCTTTTAGCTAATGCAAATTGATATTGACGAATAGCTTCATTCACTTCTGGATCATCGGAAGCTGTCGTGTAGTCCGTCTTTTCATCAATGGTAGACGGATGTGGCGTATTGGCCTGTGGTGTGTTTGGTAATGGCGCTAAATCCGTGGAAGTAACTTGTGGAACAGGCTGTCCTGGTGTTTGCACAACGCCGCCAGTCGGCATAGTAGCATCTGGATTCATCATACCTTGGTACTGAGTCATTTCGGCATCAAGTTGATCCTGCTTTAATTTCGCAGTGTATTTAAGTTCATCCTTCTTGGCCGCAAGCTCTTTCTTACTCTTGAAATCCGTTAGTTCTTTATTAATGTCAAGCTGAAGCTTAGCTGAACGTAATTCGTCGGCTTGTTTCTGAGCTTGTGCTTTTGCCGTATTGGCATTTGTATTGATTTGCGTTGCAACGCCTAGTGCGAAATTCTTTAAAAAACTAACCATTCAGTCTACCTAAAATTCCTTTGTAACCTTGCGGTTCTTCTACAGTTTGTTCCATATTTGAATTCGCTGGCATATCAATCAAATGTTCAAATTGTGCCATGAAATCTTCTTGTTCTTTATCAGGAAGCATGATTTTCATATTAGTAATACCGAGCTTTTGCCCAATACCCACAATGATATAAATCGTTGGGCGTGTAGCTAATAATGCCACATCTGGGTTAATAACTCCTGAAGTAAATGCAGAATAAATCAAAGTTCTCGCAATTTCTTCACAAGCAAGTCCTGCTTTTAACATTAAACCAATGCGTGTAGCTTGGCGCTTTTCGACTAATTTATCAAAAAGCATTTCCAGGAAATCATTTGGATCATTATATTGTGGTGGTTGTTCCCACGGAGAACCTCCTGGCTGACTGGTTAGCGATTGGCCGGGAATTGGTCCAGAAAATTGATTAGCCATTATTAGCTTTCCTGTGTAAATAATTGAATGCGACGAATCCAGTTTGCTTCCATTTCTTTTGGATCAACTGATTTCTGCGCTTCTGCTTTGCTGGCTTGATATTTGCCACCATTTAAAGTAGACATAATGTTATTATCAGATATTGTCGAAGTTGCTCCAGAGGCACTCCCACCCATTTTACTGTCTTTTAATGCGCCACCGGCAGCTTTAACAATATCTGAACCCGTTAATCCAACCATATCTAAGGCACCGTCAAGGAATCCCATAGCATCGCCGGTAATACCTTTTAAGCCGTCCATAATTCCGCCGAAGAAATCTGACATATAATTATTTCCATAAGTTTGCGGCAAAGCTGCCTAATGTTTGATAAAGTGACGCGGTGCTTGCATCGTCAGCTAATTCAGACTGATATTGACGATTTAATGCCGATGCTGCGATATTTGCTTGACGGTCCTTTTCCGATTCGGAAGATTGGAACATCCAACTAGCTTCATCACGCCATTGTTGCCATAAATTATTCTGCGCCTGTGCAGACATATTGAATAAGTTCTGGGTATTTGTTTGATTCGCTACATTTAATGCTGCTGTATTTTGTGTATTTAATTGTCTACGCCATAATACATTGGATTGATCCACAACCGCTTGTTGCTGTGCATTAAAGGTGTTACGATTAAATTCAAGCTGTGCATTAAAGGTTGCTAATGCCTGATCTTGTTGCTTTTGGAATTGCTGTGCAACAATTGTATTACCGGCATTTTGTGCATCTGTTTTATTCTTTTCAGACACGTTAAACTGCGCCATGTTATTCGTCATGGTTGCATTTTGTGTCTTAATACTGGTAATCATGGAAGCCATGAATTCCTGTACTTGTTGCTGACTGGAGGCATTAAATTGTAAGGCGGCGTTGGTTGCAGACTGATCTGAAAGCAAGCTTTGTTGCTTTAATCGTGTATTTTCCAACATTGTTTGTTGCTGGAAATTAAGATTCTGCATATCCATTTGGAAATATGTCGCAGAGTCTGCCGCCGCAATTGGTAATGCCGCCGCCTGGGTTGCTGCAAATAATGCTGTCGTACCAATCGTGGAAGCCCCTAATCCACGGGACGCTGAAGCATCATTTGCGGCATTTTGGGCACCTTGCGCCCAGGGAGTCGTTTCACCGGGTTTAATACCGGCGTATAAATCTTTTAATTGTCCTTGAACCGTTGCTTTTTCATTTACCGTACCTTGTACAGCGGTATTTTGAGGCGTTTGGTCAGAGACTGTCTGTGCCTGATAATTCCCTGCCTGTGGTGCTGGAATAGAATTCGGATCAACTGTGGCAGTTTCTGCTTGACCGGCTGTCAGTGTCGGTGTGTTAATCTGGTTATTCATACCAGTAACTTGCGTCGAAGCTATTGGCGTAGGATTAGGTAATAATTCATTTGCTTGTGCATTTTGCAATACAGGAACTTGCGTCGTGCCTGTAGGTAATGCAGGATTTTGCACCTGATTAGCTGTGTATTGATTAATAGGTACAGCAGGATTGCCTGTCGGTGTACTGGCAGCAAAAGCATAGCCTTCTTGCCCAGCATATTGGCGGCGCTTTTGTTCATAAGACGCAGCTTTATTTGGGTTAGCTTCCAGTCTTTGTTGAACTAACCCGCCACCGGCAGTTTCATTTGGACCAATTAACCCTAACTCACGGGCAATTTTGGTATTGATATCTACATTAAAATCAGCCATTATTTATCTACTTTTTCATCTATTTTGTCGAGAATTTTACTAACGTCATCTCGGACAACTCGTTCAAGGGATTTCATTGAATCTTTAATATCTCGCATAGCATCTTTAAAGTCGTTTTTATCCACGTAGTATGTCGCTACATGCAATTTAAAATTATCTAACTCCGTTTGTACTGAAGTTAATCTGCTATGCATCTGTCTACCAACCCACCCTATAACACCAATCACTGTTGTTGCCGCTATTTCAAATAAATCCATATTTCATCTTCTATAAGGAAGGAGAAGTTGACCCTGCCACAATCGTTCCATTTCTAGTAAAATTGCCGCCTGACCCACCATTAATTTCAAAACTACTTGCAGGATATCGCAAGAATATTTTAGGGGCTGTACCTGTAGGTAATGAGCCGTCCATACCAAGGAAAACAGGTTTGCCTAAAGCACTGCGAAACTTAAGTCGGTTATTTGCGTTACTAAAATCCAGGAATTGTCCTGGTGCAAAATAAACCTCAGCTAAACAGCCATTAAAAAATGTACTGCCGGATTGTGCAGCGACCTGATAATTAGCTACGGTGTAATCAATATTAAACGCAATACCAGAATCCGTTACGCCGGTTTTATCAGAAGATCCGTTTACATACATGTGGCTGACTTTGCTGCCAGCCCCAAAATTAGTATCCCAACTTGCAAGTAAATGAATCCAGCTTGATCCAGATGTATAGGTATTTGTGCTGGTGAATGCTAGTACGCCAGTACCATTTGTGACGTTAATCGAGAATTTATTTGCAGAAGATCTATGAATATTTACAGTAGATCCTGTGGACCAAATAATCTGTAACTGGGAGCCGTCACCACCGTCTAATCTTGCCCATACAGATAAAATACCTTGGCTAGAATCTGTATTGCCTGTTAAATCAGCACCACGATTCAAATAACCTGTAGTACCATCAAAATCCGCTGAATTGGCGTTATATTGATCGTCAATAAATACATTAGGCATTACGCAAGTACCCTTGTATATTCTATACTAAATGCCATATCACTAATTGCCGCGCTGGAAGATATTGTTAAAACGATGTCATCCCCGGCTGCAAAAACGTTAGCAGAAGCCTGAGCTTGCGTCTGTTCAACGGACGATACAGAATTGGCAGTTCCACCTAATGCTACAGTATTAATTTTAAAAGTTGCTGTTGCCGTTCCCGAAGCGCAAATCGTTGTAGTGTTAACAATTGTGCCGCCATAGGGACATTTTAAGATAATCGTATAGGATTTATCCGTAGGAAATGAAATAAATCCAGCAAATGTCTCTGTCTGTGTGCGTGTTGCAGCTACTAAAGTTGTTCTACCGGCAGATGCATCGGCATCATCTACTAGTGAGCGCCCAAAAGCACTAAAATCAGCTACAGCAGCAGTGCCAGAACCAGTAAAATATGGAACTTTATTAGCGGCGCTAGTTAGTCCAGCTAATGCAGCTAATTCCGCATCATACGCCTGAACATCTGTACCAATTACTACCCCAATATTCGTGCGAATACCGGCTGCATTGGTATTTAAAATACTACGACCAAGTGAGTTACATGCAATTTCTTCAATAACACCGGCACCAGCCGTTGAACGGCCTAATAACTTATCCGTTGCAGATATATTTTGAATCTTGGCATACGTAACATTGGAATTAAGAATTTTTACCGTAGTTACAGAATCGGATGCTAGGCCAGCCGCCGCAAGTGGATGACTATCTCCAGAACTGCCTGTATGGCCATGGCCGCTAGTCCCGTCAAATGCCGCTTGAAGTGCGTTAAATTCATTGTTAAAGTGCGAATCCTGGATTGTAGCACCATTGATAATTAATCCAGAACTTTGACGAACGTAACCAGACAAAATGTTATTCCTTTATTGCCAAATAATAATTAAAACAGATTTTTCAGTACCGGCAATTACGCCTAAATAGCTGTCTAACGCGGTAATGACTTCTGTATATGTTCCGTTAAATGTTGCTGCGACTGCGTAACTATCGCTTCCCGTCACGCTTTCAGTTAATACCGCGCCAAATACTACTGTGTTTGTGTATGCATCGGCACCAGTTACAGACTCAGCTCTGACAACCGACATAATATTTCCGGCTGCATAGGAATCAGCACCAGTTACGGATGCACTAATTGTAGGATTAGCTGTAAGAATTGCAGCTAATGTTTCAGCCGCTGTGGCAGATTCACTTAAAGTAAATGCAATAACTAGGTTTGGACTAACGGATTCGTTTGCCGTAACGGATTCAGATAATGAACTGAGTAATAGTAGTCCACCGTCTATTGTGTCGCCGCCCGATACTGTTTCTGCTAAATTCGGATTGAATGTAGCGATAGCGCCCATAGATTCCGCAGAAGTAGTTGTGTCACTGTATGCAGGAACAAAGGTTGCAGCCGCAGCCAAACTTTCGGCAGATACTAAAGATTCAATGAGTGTGGGGCGGAAAGTCATTGCTGTGGTATACGCATCAGCGCCGGTTGCGGCTTCAGATAATGTCACCGGCATAATTAAGCCGGGAGAATACGCATCACCGCCTGTTACAGAATCAGCAAGCGTTGTAACAAATGTTACCAAGGCGGCCATGGACTCAGCGCCAGTAGCACTTTCTGATCTTGTGGCGTTTACTGTTAAAACAACTGCTAGACTATCGCCACCTGTTACAGATTCTGTTAAGGTATCGTTATATGTCGTGCCCGAAGCTACTGTGTAGTAAACACGAATCTTAACATAATCAATAAAACCGTCTGGCGTGGTGCCAGAACCAATTGTACCAGCTGAAATAGCAACACCGAAAGTAGTTGCAGTGATATCGGTGTCAGTATAAGTATCGCCCCAAAGGCTTGTTGAACCGCCAATGGTTTCATCTGTCGCAGTCGTTGGCCATTCACCGGCAGCGGCCATTTCAGTAGAACCAATTGTCCCGCCTTTAACGATGCGGATACGCTTGGTTTCGATGTTATCGGTAGAGCCGTTTTCCTTTCTCTGGTAAACTAATTCAATACCGTCAATCGTAGATCCAGAAGGAATATCAGCAGATGTAAAACCAAAGTTTGTACATTTTAAATATTGGCTTACGGATGTGCCTGTAGATGTGCTGTACGCTGCATTTGTGCCGTCATCGGCAGCTACATTGCCAGTTCCTGTCCAAGCAACAGTGCCAGTTCCGGCATCATTTGCAACAGTTCCTGGAAATTTATAGCTGGTAACAGCCATCTAATATTACGACACAGATAGAGTAGGAGTTACGTTAAGTGTATCACCAGACGCTACAGAACGTGATGCGGCAAAGTCACCAGCACTATATAATACACCAGAAGTACCTGTATTAACCGAGCTTACAAAAGCACCGGCAACCGTAGCAGTCGCGTTGATCGTAATAGAAACAGCCGTGGCCGTGTTAGAACCAGCCGAAGTTGTACCCCAAGTAATTGCAGGACGATTACCAGCATATGGAGTTGATTCCGTCCAACCAGCGTGCGAAGCTAAAGTATCGCCTACAGCTTTTGAACCAGCGCCGCAAAGACCTAAATACCATGCCGCCGTGTATGCAGAACCTTTTAGATACTTATCGATAATGTCAGTTTTACCGGCAGTAGTTACAAGATTATGGAAGCCATCTTCCCATTTTAAATTACCGTCTTTGTCAAAGCATTCAACTTTGTAATAAACGCTAGGCGCTTTCATTGTTTCGATTGTGTTCATGGTATTCCTATTATGATTGAGTAATTGCGATAGACCCTTCAAGGTCTGTAGGTGTGCTTGACGCAGAAACTACGAAAGTAATTCTGTCGCCAATGGCAAAAGTGTATGCGCCGGTTGCTGCAACATTTTGTGGTGTGCTGGTTACAGATAGTGCAGATAAGCTTGTAACATTCGTGCCGTTAATTTTAATGGCTAATGTTAATGTACCGCTGGACGTTTTTAAGCCGTACACACCAGTAATAACACCGGCAAAAGTTGCATAACTAATAGCCGCATAGGTTTTATCTGTAGGTGTGTCTAGCGTGAATTGGCCAATTTTATATGATCCTGCACCTGAACTACTTCCTGATCCAGAAAAGCTAAGCGGTAAACTACTGTACATTTCTAATGAATCCCGCTAAGGTATATGTAATTGCGCTGGCCGTTCCAGATTGAATTCCGAATGATCCGCTGACTACTAATGGTAGTGGATTATCAAATTCTAATGAGGCAATGCCATTGGCAGCTAACGTTACATTGTATGCAAGTGCCGTGTCATTCGTATAGGTTGTCCCATCGGCATCCCAAAATACGGAATAAGTTGCGCTAGAAGATGTAACATTCGCAATTAAAATAGACGTAATATACACTTGACTATTTGTCGGTTTTGCATATAGGGTATGTGTCGAAGTGTCACCGGGACGGCTTTGCGCTAATTGTGTGTAGAAATAACTACCAAAATCAAATTGCATTACCTACGTCCTTTCAGCGCATATGTTGTATCGATATTCTTGATCGTGAACGGATTTCCCCCGGCACCTGAAAAGACATAAGACACAGTAAATCCAGAACCAATAGCATTAGTTTTTAAACGTTGATTTGCATTTCCAGAATATACCGCTGTACCGTACAGAGCCGATCCATAAGCAGAAAAACCAATAGACGACATTAATTGAATAACTTCAGGTTGAATAATATTTGATTCTTCATAGTCAAATAGTAGCCCGAAGTTCATCGCATTTGAGCCTTCAAATTCTGCAAAGATATCCACTTTATGAATTACTTTACGAACAAAGGTATCTCCAAATGTTAGATATGGCGTGGCGTAAAACCAGCTAATTGTGCGGCCATCAAAATCATTACCGGAATCCTGGCGATATACGTAACCCGTTGTTGGATGCGCAATTACTGCTAACTCATTATTGCCAACATATTCAGAATCTGCACAATATGGGCGAATGCCTTGGAGTAGACCCCATTCAATAACATTACCATTTGACGATCCAGAGAATTTAGCTAAATAGCTAATACTGGAATCTTCCGTGGTATTTGTGTTATTGACAAATAAACGATATTGTGATTTCTTGCGGATTATGCAGGAGCTAAAAGAATCTTCCCCGAATGATCCTAGAACATCGTCTTTAAGTGTCGGTTGAATACTTTTGGATAACAAGGCAAGTTCAATATCGCCAATACGTTCTGTTGCAGAAATAGGGCGAACGCCGTCATTAGCTAGGAAAAAGATTTCGCCGCCGACTTCTTGAATGCTGTCATGTGATAGACAACCAATAGAACGGGCTACAGGAACAATAGCAAAATTTGTGGATGAGTTTCCAGTTAATTTGAAGATGCTATTTTGGCAGAAAATATAAAGAGTATCGCGGAAAGTCTTTAAGCCTTTGATCGTGTCACCTACATTAATTTCAATGGCACCGGATGCACCATTAAAATCTGTGTCAGAATTTGCGGCAGAAATTGCAATACTAGAAGTATTTGAAGCTGGTGCAAGAATAAGTCTTGACAAATGCATTGCAGCGTATTTTGGGGCTGTCGGTGCGCCTGTCCCGTTAATATCAGTTTCAGTCGTGCCATTCCATTTCCAGGCAGTATTTACACCGTCTGTTAACACAACTACAGGTTCAGAAATTGAATAACTAATGAATCTTGATTTATTTACAGCGCCATTACGGGCGGCTGCATTAAGTTTTGCACTCCAGCCTGATCCAGAACTAAAATAAATACGATTGTCTGTTCCTGTTTTACGGACAGCTACCACACCGCCTAGCGCAACTTTAATTCCAGTTACAGGCGTTAATGCGTCACCAGTGACCACCGCAGAATCATATTTTGCATAACCATTAATGCGGCGATAACCACCGTCAACAGAAGGCTCAAAATTGATTAATTGGCGTGCAAATCCAGGCATATCCGTGCCAAGATTTAATGGCTCTACCGATTGCTCAAGGCCGCCTTTACAAGTTAGTGGGAAACTACGCCATCTGTCCATTAATAATCAAATCTCATGGTAGTTGGTTGCGGAATAAGAATTCTACGCATTTTCAAAACACCATTTTGATAGCGTTGTTCGGCTAATTGTGCCTGTTCCATATTATCGCGGAACATATAGGCATAATGCAGGGCTTTATCGACAATAATTTGTGCAAATGGATCTGGGATAGCAATAGTAGAATTCTCAGTAATTAATGTCGCAGGGGTGGTGAAAGATGTGTAGGTAACAACGTATGGCTTATCAGGAATAGGTGAGACAATTAAATCACTTTGTTGATCGCGTACAACCATTTGTGGACGATTGTAATTGGTGGCGTTCAAATCATTTGCAAGGTAATTGTTTAAGTATGTCTGATTGTCAATTGATGTTAATTTTGTAGTAGAGTAATTTGGACGATATCGTGCCGTGTCAGAGAAATCATTCGCAGGAGATCCTGTAACTGTAAAACTAAATTGTAGATAATTCATAACAGTTACAACATGCGTTCCGTTGTAGTCTGCGACCGGAGATCCGGTAATAGTAATTGATTCGCCTGTAGTTAATCCGTGTCCATTTGTAATTGCCTCGGCGGTCCCTGGAGTTACTATCTCAAAACTCACAGGAATTGGGCTGTTATCTAAATAAAAGGAATTCCAATCAATGGACGTTCTATTATCTTGGCTTGATGTTGATTGTGAGAATAAATCATAACGCCTTTCCCCAACTTCAAGATTAATATTTACAGTACCTTCTTGGAACGGCCAGCGGTAATCTTCTTCCGAATAAACATCATAAATAGCCGTATTGATCCACTCTTTAACCGCAGCGTGAAAGCCGGTTGCAGTATTAAAATTCAAGCTTGTTAGAGCAACTTCATTTAGTTGCTGTAAGACTTTATTCGTTAGAGTAATATACGTTGTTGACATGTATTCACAAAAAGAGGTGAGAAGGAGTTTTTTAGGCTCCTTCTCGGTTTAGTTAGGAAGTAGCACGTGCATTACGCGAAGTGTCCGTCAAACGAAGAACCACACGAACAATACCCGAAGCCAGAGTACCGCCAGTTAAGGTTAAACGTAACGAGCCAGCAGCCGTATAAAGTAATGCAGCGGTAGCAATCGTATGATCCGTACCAGCCGTCAAGGTAGACGCGGCATTCACATAACGAGTTGCAGAACCAGCATCACCTAAGCTGACAGCAGGACCGGCACCCATCGAAAGCGCAGTAGCATTTTCGACTTGCAAAACTTCAACATAAGTATTTGCAGGAATCGTCATTAGTTCGAGATATTCAGTGGTAAGACCACCGGCAGCTACGAAACTAGCGATATTACCTTCTAAAGTAATAACATCTACATTTCGTGAACTACGAGCAACACCCGTAGAACCGCCTTGTTTTAAAGTAGTAACCGAAGCCATATTAATTAATCTCCTTTAGATTAAGCTGGTAAGCTGATATAAGCGGCAACTAACGCTTCTGGGCGAACAACCTTACGGCCAAACACCAACAGACCACGATAACGATCCGCAAACGTATCTAACGAACGCAGCATTTCAGCCGAAAGAATATTCTTTGCGGTTGCGGTAGCCATCACGTGACCAGCCAAGAGCGAGGCAGAACCACTAGAAGCACCGATAGGAGCGTTATTCGTTTTGAACAAATTCAGGCCATGTACAGGACGCGAAGTACCTAACTTACGGGCACGAAGAACCGATTCACGATCACCAGTTACGGCAACGTCAATGAGTTTCGAATCTTCCTGATAAAGCTGTTCGAAGAACGCTGGTTTTGCCACAACAAAGCGGCCACCGTCGTCTGGAACGTTTGCTTCATCTAATGCACGCGAAATACGGGCAAGAATATTAACCGGCGTAAAGTCAGCACCAGCGGTATACGAAACCGTTACTGGAGCCGCATCCGTACCAGCGCCAGAAATGGCGGTAGCACCAGCTAACATCGCAGTCATAACGTTGGTGTCATAAGCATCTTTCAGCTTATAAGCAGCCGATTCAGAAGCCAGATCTTCGAAAGCGATATGCGAATGTTTCTTTTCGATATCATTAACTTCAAACTGGTAGTATTTAGCCTGATCGATGACCATCGTAATGTCGTCGTCCACTAAATCCTGAGTCGTTAACTGTTGGCCGCGTGCATAGTCAGACACGGTAACAATTGGTTGCTTGATGATACGCACAGTATCGCCAGGGTTGCCGATTTCCCCTTCAAATTCGGTATTAGTAATTTCATCTACAATCGAAATCTGACGAAGAAACTTAATCGTCTTTTTCGAGTAGATTACCGGGGAAAAATTCCCATTTGGTAAATTACCATAGCCAGCGGCAGATTGAAGAGCCATTTATATTATCCTTTGTAAATATTAAGCCATTAGCCTTTTAAAAGTCGCCCATCCATACGGGCCATTAAGATATCTTTTTCAAGGCGGTCATATTCCCGATCAGACATTCCTGCGATTTCACTTTCGTAAAACACTCGTTTGCCAGTATCAGGATTTGTTTTGGTTCCAGTTTTAACTCTTGCAGCGGCTTCAGATGCAGAATTCTTAATACCTTTGTCTGCTTTATACAGATCAAAGCCTTTAATTGCGTCTGCAACATCGTCGCTTTCCAGAAGGGCACGAATGCCTTTTGGTTGTTCGTTAAACCACGTTGCGAATTCATCAGATTTAGTGATCTTTTCAGCATCTGGGTGATGCTTAATTAATCTTTCGTAGTCTTTTTCAGCCTTTAATTGCTGACGTTCTTTACGAAGTTCTTCGAATTCTTTATCGTAGTTTTCATTGCTCTTTTGAATGTCCATGCGTGCTGCACTGATTAAAGTGTCAAACAATTCGGGATATTTATTACGCAATGCCTGAACTTCTTCAGGAGTTTTAGGAATTTCTAACGGAGCGGAATTTGCTTTTTTAGCATCAGCTAATTCCTTGCGGAGTTTAGTAACTTCAGAATCGTGGTAAGTTTTTAAATCAGACCAACGTTTCTTATAAGTTTCTTCTTCTCCAGTAGTGGGCTTATTATCATTTGGGTTCTGCGCCTGAGTGTCCTTATTATCCGGGTCAGTATTCGTAGAAGTATCCTCATCGTCGGCACCATAATCCGTGTTAGCTTTTGTTACTAATCCATGGATGTGGTGTAAGCCTTTTGCTTTATCTATATTCAATAGAGCCAGCGGTTTTTGTGCATCACTCATAATCACCTTTCGGGTTTGCATAGCAAAGTAGCCGAAGTTCTAAAGGGCCGGAAAATACCGGGTGGCCTTTGCATCAATTTACATGTGTTCTACGCCCATCGGCGGCTTCTGTACGGCTGGTGCAACTTGTGCTGGCATTGGCTGTGCAGGAACTTGGCCTTGTGGCATAGAGCCTTCAGAACTGTTCATTTGTCCCATTTGTTGTTCAGCAACATCTTTAGGGACAGGGACTAGCGTGATATTTGGATCAGCTAGTTGGGTAAAATATTGTTCCGCTTCTGGACCTAATAAAATGCCATAACATTTTGCGGTTTCAGGCGTTAAGAATTCAGCGAAATATTTCTTAGCTTCTTCAGGTAAGCCGTCCAGATGTGCAATCATATTTTGCATTTCTGGTGATTGACCACCTTGTGCATTTGGATCTTGTGGAGCCGCTTGTGGTTGGCCTTGTGCTGGTGGCGTACCGGCTTTTTGTGCCTGTAGCTCTTGTTCCATTTGTGCCATTTGCTCTTGTTCAGCCATTAACTCCACCTATTTTGATTATTCTGTTGTGTGTATGCGGCAAAGCTGAGTTCTTTTGAGTCTTTCTTTGCATTAACTAATGGAACACCTTCAGCCGATCTACCGGCAGCTAGATTCTGTGCTGCAATATTTTTCTGTGATCCAGCAACTGTTCCGACTTCATTGATTTGCTTTTCAAGTTCTGGCGTGTATGTGCCTTTACGCTTCAGAATATCTACAGCTAATTTATTGTAAGCTTGCTGTCTGGAATTACTATCGTCTGGATTGAAATCAACAATTGTGTCTTCAGCATATCCGTAAGGATCATCATATGGTTTAGTAGGATCTAATGTACGAATGAAGTTACGTCCTTTGTCCGATCCACCAAATACCGCTTGACCACCAATATCAATTCCGTATTCACCGCGTAATGTTTTTACATAGTTTGCGAATTCACCACCGACACCTTTTGCAAACGATGTGTCCATATGTTTCGAATCATAGGAATCGCCAATAAAGCCTTTTTCAGAATCTGTGGTTGCAGAAAATAAGCTTGCTGGATGTGGGTTCTTTTTCGCGCCGAAGAATCCGCCTAATACACCACCGGCTAATCCGCCAATAACTGCGCCGACTGGACCGCCTACCATCATACCAATACCAGCACCGGCACCGCCGCCAATCGAACCGCCTGTGCTGTTGCCACCAATTTTTCCTAAGAAATTTCCGGCAAATGCGCCAATACCAGCAGCGCCTAATGTACTGCTAAGGGTTGCAGAAGTACCTAATGCACCAGTTGCAGGGGAAACACCAGTAGTTACAGCAGAATTTGCAATGCCACCGGCAGTTTGCCAAGGTAATGAACCGGCAGCCGTATAGACGTTCGCACCTGATCCGAAACCTAAACTCGTACCGACTGAATTAACAGTATTGGTTAAGCCGCCACTACTGCCAAAATTCATACTTGGGATATTTGGTATGCCACCAGAAGTTTGCTGTTGATTTTGTGCATTCTGTCCGGCAGTAACAGTTGGTACAGACGGTGTACTAGCTGCACTATATTGCGCCGGTAAATAGCTAACTAACGTTCCGCTTGAGGCCATCTTTAATACGATCTTCTAATTGTTTAAGTTCCGCCACTAAAGCCAGCTTCCCCTGGCATCGCCGTATTTCCAACGCCGGAATTACCTCCCCCACCTCCACTAGTATCTGAGCTTGCAAGATTTCCAGGAGGTTTTTCAGCGCCGCCTTGACTTCCGGTTGATTCAGCGCCACCAGCTTCTGCGCCTGTTCCTTGTCCAGTACCATTTTGTCCTGTCATTCCCATAATTTGGGCATATAATGCCGCTGTTTTTGGATCGTTCACAATCTTGTCTGGATCTAAGCCCATCGAAATTGCAATTTGTCTGAATGCATATTCTGTGTTTAAGAACGGTGCCATTAATGGATTGCTTGCCACCTGTACTAATTGCAACAGGCGCTGAGTTTGCACTTCCTTTTGCATTAAGCTGGAAGTACCTTTAGCAACGATCTTTAAATCACCGCGAATTTCTACGTTTTCACTATTGAATTGCATGTTCCATTGGAAATAGGCATTTCCTAATGGTTCTAAACCATAGCGGTCAATATTCTTAACTACCGTTTTAATATTCAACGCAGCCGCAGACATTAACATAGACATACCGGCAGCCGTTCTGGACATACCAGAAACACCCGTTTGTCCATGTGCGTAGCTAGGCAAACCTGTTTCTTCGTCAGCTAATTGTCTAGCCTTGTCATACATTTGAATATGCGCTGGAGCCGTGTTATTAAACTGTAACGGGAAAATACTTTGCTGTGGTGAACCAGAAGTACGCCACACTTTTCCAGGCCATACGGAGAAATCTTGTCCGGGGCTAAACTTACCTTCATTAACTTCCAGCATCATATTCCCGGCCAGATTGAGATTATCAATCGACATACGGATATGGCCGTTCATTAAGGCTTGGCTATCTGCCATATTTTCTGGAACGCCAATACCCCATAATTGATGTGGGTGCGTTTCATACGGAATAAAATGATAAGGAATGCGCTGCGGTAAAAATGGGTTCATCACGATACGCAGAATTTCATTCCCGCATACCCAAACATTTACCTGAATCACATCTAAGTTTTCATCAGGAATCTTGATCGGTAAATCAAAATCCTTAACCATTTCTGCGTCAAGTGTGCCCCAATATTCCAATACTTCGTAACGATTATTCATTGGGATTGCAGCAGAATCCTGAATTTCCATTTCCCAGGTTTCTTGGGAATAAATCGGATTCATTTTTAAGACGCGCTTAATCGCTTCTTTATCAAATTTAGGTTGCGTGGCGAGTTTGCGTAACTGCGTCTTATTTAATAAATGACGCTGAATAACATATTCGCATTCTTCTACCGATTGCGCATTCGGATCTGGATACATATCCCAAACCGAAATGTGTTCGATCTTTGGAATAAGTTTTGTCTTTTCGCTGTATTGAATCGTTTTTGTGTCAGGATCTAATTGCCAATCATGAATAATTTCATTATCACTAAATGGGCCTTTGATGATACCTGTGCCATACAGCACCATTTCGTAGGCAGCCGCTTCCAGTACAAACTTAGCATTACCTTCTTTAAGCTGATCCTGGATCGTCTTATTCATCTTCAATGCCGCTTCTTCAGCCGGATTGAATTGTGGTAATTGCGTCTTATCAGGACTTGGGCCTTCAGATACTTGCTTATTACCAAATAACTTTTGATACTTTTTAGATAATCCAGCTAACAGCGAATTAGTAGTTGCTCCAGGCATTGGATCATTACCGTCACCTGCATAACCGTAAGGATCAGCAATCGGTGTATTTGGCTGTTCCAGAAATACCATGTCGGCAATGCCGTCAGGAACTGGAGTAGCTTCTACACCGATTGGAAATTCTTTATCAGCAAATAAAATTTCGCTGATTTGTCCAAAAGCCGCTTGCACTTTCGTTTTCGTAATACGCACGAAAATTTCAGAAGCTAATGGATTACGTTCTTTGACACGTGAAATACGTGCTTGTTCTTCATTCGAATGTTCACCACGCCATGAACGGTACGATGCTAACATTAAGTTTTCAGTCGTTTGCCGCGCATTCGTAGCTTCCGTTTTCTTGTTACGGATATGGTCCAGTAATGAACTATATTCGATAGAAACATCAGCACTTTCTTTTTCAGAAAGTTCTTTACGAAATGGTGTGGTGTCTATTGGAAACACGATTAGTAGCTACCGTCAAAATTAATACCGTCAAAAATACCCAGATTTACGCCGGTATATGTTGGGCTTTTCTTGGCCGGGGTGCTGACAATCATATCATTCGGGCCTCCAGCGATACCTTCCATAATACTTGTGTCCATCATTTTAGGTGCTTTGTTACCTTCAGAGGCATAGCCAATCGAATTGATATAACCTTCCGTGGCAACACCAGTTTTCTTGCATTCATTACTATATTTCATTACTTAATATCCAAATTTAGGGTTAACAGCGATAGGACGCATATTGGTTATGCCGCCTGTCCAATCGAAATAATATTTACTCTGCATAGGACGGGACATTAAGCCATATCGCAAAGCATCATAGGCGTGGTCACACATTTTAGTATTGACTTGTTCTGTGTCGTTTTCATCCAAACACAGGGAAGTCATTTCACGAATTAATTCATTGCAATTCTTGAAAATACGTAATTTAGGAGCATCTACAAATTCATCTGTCTTAAGATAATTATGCACCATCATTTTACTGGACTTACGTGATCCAGGACTTTTATCGGCGTAGCGCCAACGAATACCTACTTCACGCATTTGTTCATCAATGCTTGGACCGTTATGGCCACGTTGATCACCTACTGATCCATCGATGATCCCGTAAGCAATTGCTTCACCGGCTTCACGCTGTAAAACTTCTCTTGCAAAGTCTGGTGCATCTGTCTGTTTCGTGACATATTCACGATAAATATATACATTATTATCTGGATCTACAGCGAACCATAAACAAACCGCCATGGAGGAATATCCCCAATCGCATGCACGGAATTTGTACCAGCTTCCCGGAATTTCGAATGGCGTTACAACATGCCATTCTTTACCGTCTTTATTCTTGCGGAATTCATCAAAAGCCAAACCTTCAATCGCATCCCAATCGCCTTCAAGCCACTGTCTGCGCTGCATTTCATTTTCAATGGATGAAAGCTGCGTAATGTAGCTTGGATCATTTTCCATTAAGAATGTATTGTCACCGGGTAAAGACTGAATCCATTTATAGGAAATTGTTTGTTTACCTACTGGTGTATCAAATTCTTTAGTGAACTTCTGTCCAGGTAGCGCGTTATTAATCCAGTAATCCTTTACCCAATTCACGCCAGGGCCGGAAGGATTGGTGGTTGAACGGTAGAATTTCTTTGGCACACCCTTTGGTGGATGACGCACGGACATTTTTAATTTAATATAATATTCCGGCGATTCGAACTGCGAAATTTCATCTACGCCTAGCCAATGATATTCCTGTCCCTGGTAGCGCAACAGATCGTTCATACTGTCGCAATAACCGAATTCGATCTTAGCTCCAGACGGAAAGATAAACAGCTTTTCCTGTTCTTTCCATTTAGCAGCCGGGTATAGTTTTAAGTATAATTCCTGGGCACGATTAATTAAATCACGTAATTCAGGAAAAGTCCGGCGAATGATCAATGCACGAAATCTAGGAACATGTACCCATTGAATCACATCAGCCAACATGGCACTTGATTTACCGCTATTATGCGTAACGATAAAATCATTGGTAATAAACAAACCACGGGTATCATCAATCGTAATACACCTACACTGTTTAATACCTACAGGTTTAACATTTACAAGCCTTAATTTAGGCTCGGTATGACCCCCATTAAAACTGTCTGTACAGCGGTCTTTTTTACGCTTTAGCCGAAATAACTCAGATGTTTTACTAATCTGAATATATAAAATATATGCTTTTTGTCCACGAACCTTATTTCTATCATTATCATAATAGAAAGGATCTTTTCCCGTAATAGTGGCTTTACCACCTAAGCTACGGACAAGCCATTGCACATCTTCAGCCAACCTCTTAGAAACAGAACAAAAGGAAGCATGTCCTAATTTGTCAACTGTTCCGTCTGTATCCATCAATCCTTGTAAAATTGCCTTACGGGCTTCAATACTGCCCTTTTTATAGCACGCAGGGATAAATTTATCAGCAGCCAGCTTATTATATAACTTTAATGTACGTAATTTATCAACTAAAACGCGGCATTTAAGAAAATTAATATCCTTACCATTAAAGGAAATAGCATGTTGCCCACTTACAAAATTAACAATTTCGTCATCATACGTTGTTAATTTTACCCCGGAGCGTAAGCATCCATCTCCTAATAATAATCCAAGCAAGTACGGGTCAATATCAAATTTATCCTGATACTGAGACACCCTTAAAGCGTCGGGTAAAGGAATTAAGATATGACGTATATCTTTTTTAGTAGCATTACGAACATTCTTTTCAAAATGTGCTACAATCCATTCTGTAGTACGTAGTCGGTTACGTTTTGATCCAGGTTTTAAAGTGCGGTTAGATACTTCAATATTCCAAAGATGATCATGCCCCGTAATTACCTTACGCCCGTCAATAAACTCAAACTCAAAGCATTCATCTAAACCATCAAAAGGTATTCTAATAACTTCTGCAATACTATTATCTGGGCAAACCACTTTAGATCCAACTACGATCTGTTCAACAGGCTTGAACCCACCGGGAGTAAGTACCAACTCACCGTATGCTAACGGGCCACGGCCTCCTGCGAATAAAACCTCGTCTTCACTAGCTTTTAGATAAGCAATCTGTGGGCCTTCTTCATGCCAGCGATTCGGTTCCTTATTCGGTTGCCATAGAATTTCCGGGCCATCGTCCAGAATTTCTTCTGGTTCAGGCTGTGTGATTTCCTTTGGTATGGGGGAAACAGCCTCGTTTGGGGAATCCAGTTTATCGGTCTGGGCCGTCTTAGAGGCTGTTTCCTTTCGTTTAGCGACTTTCTGCTTGCGTTCTAAGTCTGCAAGTAGGCGCTTTTCACGTTCAGAATAAAGCTTCTCAATCTTCCTCGGCTTCAAGCTGTTTAAGGATTTTTTTGTTGGTTCCGTCTTTTTTCCTGGCATCAAATGCGTGATTCATGCACACTAATTCCATACGCTTTTCAATCGGCAATGCGATTTCATCTAATGGACAGCGATTACGAATAATCCTAAATAACGTCATTGCAGTGATTTTAGTTTCAAGCTTTTCTGACAACCACACAGCTACTTCTGCATAGCTTGATTGTTTCAGATAAAACTTAGCCCGTAACAAATAACGAAAATGTTCTTCGTTCGGCTCATACACAAAAGGGTTTTTCTTGGAAAACTTATAGCCAACAGGCGGATTTAGTTTCTTATTATTCGCCACCGCAGGAATAGGTAAACCAAGCATCATATTGCGTACCCGATCAATCTGAGCCAGTGACGTAAAACCGGCATCAGATTTCGGGATTTTTACATGGAATAGTTTTTCAATATTCGCAACTTTAGACATAAATTAATCAGTAATGCCTGTGCGACCAATACGGTAATAAACCTTCAGATAGAAAGGAGAATCACCAGTCGTAATTTCGCCAGTAGCCATATGTGCTACAATCGCGGCATTTGCTACCGGAATACAAGAAGCACCTTTTGCATATGTCACCGTAACACCTGTCGAATCTGCAAAACCAGTCATTTCCGCAGTACCGGCAACCGCGCCAGAACCATTGGTATATTTCAAGGTTAAATCTTCACCGGCTGCAATACCGGCATACGCAGTACCGGCTGGTTTAATCACATCGAATTCTTCAATGATGTAATACTTACCAGCACCAGGAGCAGGAAGCACCTCAATCGGAGTTGCATTCAGTGCTAGAATTTGTGCAGAGGTAAGTGTCTTATTTTTACGAATAAAATTACCGTCTTTGCGTTGCATATCTTTTGTCGTTGAGCCAGTAGCCATTTTAATGTAATCCTTATAAATCTTTTGCTGGTAAAATAATAACCGCATTCGGGGTATCCAAATGCACATCCACTTGTTCACGTTTAACCACACCGCCGCGATCCAAGATTTCCGTAGAGATTTTTAATACTTCTTTGGAAATTGGTTTTTCGCCACTTAAGCCTTTAATCATCATAATGGCGGCTCTGGGTGAGTTCAGAGCCATAAATTGATAGGTACGTTCCTTGATTTCCTCGGACAAACGCATAGCAATTTCATTCGTCGGCGTTGTCTCTGCGTATCCTGCTAATTCCTTAGCAATTTCATAGTCACCAAATGCTTCTTTTGAAAATAAAGCATTCAGGAAACGTTTTTCAATATCTGTTAAAGTTTTCTTAGCCATTAATGTAATGTAAAATAATTTGTACCGTCTGAATAGATCGTGACTGATCCGTAATTTGTGTTAATTACGTAATTTGCAGCACCGTCAATATTGCCAGAAGCGCCTACTACCGTAATATTCTTGGTAGCGCCTTCGCCGGATTCATCTTTAATACGGTAGAATTTCGTGTTAGCTGTGGTCACACCGGCAGCATTTGGTGCCGGTAAGGTAATCGTCACACCAGCGGCACGGGCACCTACGCCCATAATTTCATATACAGCACCTGTGGATGCAGAAACTGTCGTGGACTGTCTTAAAGTGTGGTTCGTGGTATTCTTACCGGCAACTTGCCAGCGCCCAAACTGACTAAATAAATCCAGGAAACCCTGTGCAGGAACATAAATATCTACGAAAGTCGGGTTTTCGACTGTAATCGTACCGGCCCTGGTCACTAATGCCGCTGTATTAAACTGTAATTTAATCTTTGCTTTATCGCGTAACGGTAATTTCCAGGTTGCTGTCGCCGCCGCGCTTGAACCGCCGCCGCCAGAAAAACCAATCGTAGGTGCAGATCCATAACCAGTCCCGAAAGCTGTCATACGCACACCCATAACAACACCGGCATTACTTACAATTGCTGTTGCCGCTGCACCGGAGCCGCCGCCACCCGTAAAGGTAACAGTCGGTACAGATGTATATCCAGTGCCGCCATTGGTCATGGTAATATAAGCAATACCTGTTCCAACTGCATTCACAGACGAAGTAGTAATATTGTTTAATGTCTGCGAACTATTCGTATAGGCATACTGATAAATATCTGGAATAATCAAATTACCTGAACCGTCCGGCGTAAGTTGATCTTCATTATCATTTAGAAGAATATTATTTTCAACCGTACCTTCAGCGGCAATGTAATATACACAAGTGAATTTACCAGTTGAAGGGGAAGAACAGGTGAATTTATTATCCGTTATTGACACGCCGACAGAGTTATTTGCGACATAAATTCCATAACGTGTACCGTCTACGACAATCAAATTCGCAGTGATATTCACATTGCTGGTAGGATTGCCTGTAAACGCATCCAGTACACCGGCAGCACCGTATTTATCAACATAAATATTTGAACCACCCGAAGACTGACCATTTGTACTTAAATAGTTACCAGTAATTGTAGTGCTTGTAGTTGATTCTAAATTTAATCCAGGATTGCTTGAACTGGTGCCGTTATTCGAAATAATGTTATTTGAAATCACACACTGATCACAACCACCGGCATCAATACCAAAACCAGCCGTATTATCTTGCACCATATTACTATTCAACGTCGATAAACGTGCATTAAATAAAATACCGCCACGGCCAGCCGTTACACTCCCATTAGCACGGGATACATTCCCATTTACATTAATGTCTAGCCCAGAAATGGAGAAGCCATAAGCACCATTATTAATAGCAATGTTATTGCTAACAACAATATGTGCAGCATCAGGATTCGTCTGACCATATACAGGAGCAGATGTATTATTATTTTGGATGTAGCTACCAATGATACAGCCGCTTGCAGTATTAGCTTCAAATACATTCCCGCTAATAACCGCAGTATAAATCTTTTGCGTAAAGGTTGCGTCGTAGTTATTTAGCACCAGACCACTGGCAGTATTACTTGTAAAATTACTGCCTTGAATCACTAGATGCTGGGCATCAATAATATCGGCACCGGAACCATCATTTAATGTAAAGATACATTCTTCTACATGCACAGTAACCGCAGTAGCGTTGTTACTATCCACATACAGACCGTCACCATATCCTGCATTGGCCTTGGCATTCTTAGACAATACACGAATTAATCGGGCTTCTAAACAGGTATCTCCGAAATAAATATTATGACCGCCATTCGTCTGATTAGCTTTATTACCGTCAGCACTCATATCCATCATCAGGAATTTTGGTGCTGTCACGCCAATCATCAAACCAGTAGCCGAAGACGCTTTACGTTTAATAATGGTGATGTCTTTACCTTCACCCACCCATTCCACAGAACTTGCTACCGTAATAGCCGTAACTAGATACGTACCAGCCGGGAAATATAGTCGTTTATTCTGTGCAGATGCTGCGACAGTCGCCGCTATAATAGCAGTCGTATCGTCGGTGACACCGTTACCAGTTGCACCAAATTCGGTGACATTAAGCTTATCATCTAATGTCGGATAGATTGGTGGATAGATAAAACCCATTAACGTACTACTGGATAAATTGGAGGCTTAATTGAAGAATAAATAACAGAATAAGACATTAATTACTCAAAATGTGCAGAAACAGAGGTTGAAGCACCGGCACTAGAAACTACCGCACGTAACTGTTTGGCATGCGTTTGTAGATTAACCCTGGACTTAACCGTAAATGCGCCCGAAGGTAAATCAAACCATTCCGTGCCGTCCATGCTGTCTTGCAGCGTCACCGTGCAACCATCAAACGTGCCGAAAATAAATATGCTACCTTCACGGGGCACATTTAAAGGGCGTTTTAAAGTAATCGCCGTGCCATTGCCGGACGTAGTTCTTGCATTCAGTAAATTTGGGTAAGTAGACATGCTTATTCTTCAGCTTCCGAAAATAATTGATGTTCAATACAATGTGCAGCAACCGATAGTTGTGAAAAATCACAGGCGCTATGTAACAAGCAGCTTTCGCCATTCTTATAAAAGACCATGGCAACAATATCCTGGATCTGTGCAGAATTTTTCTGAATTTCGTCCAGAACATCTTTAGCAGCCGGGTTTTCGTTTAAATGAATTACGTTGCTTGTCATAAATAAGTAGGAAGTGTCAGGCGTTGCACCTGAAGTAGCAGAAATCAGCTTGCCGAGGGGCGGGATGTATTAATGCAAGTCTTAGGATTTACAGCAGCACTCCCAAATTCTTCGATAATCAACGCGACAATCGAGGAAATTGATCTTGGATCATTGAATTTCTGTATAATATGCTTGGCCATACAGCGATATTCATGCTCTAAAAGCAGTCTATCCAACTGTTCGTAATCAATTTTATGGCTGTTTAGCAAGATATACCAGTATTCATGCATGTTATACCTTAGTTATACCACATTTCTTAACAAATGTCAAGAGAAAAATGCATTTTGGTATAAAATAATTAACTATTTTGTGCTAGGCAGGAAAAGATTATGCAGAAAATATGCAGAATGTGTGGCGGTTGTTGGTAGGTTACGGCGAACGGGTATGGTGGCTGGTGAATGCTGATAGGATACGGGAATATCTGGATAAAATTTTGGGAAGACCGGCAGGAGTCCCATGAAATAACTGAAAGAAATACATATATGGGGTGATAGGGGATGAGTATTTTAGAAAAATTTCATACGAGTTGGTATACGGACCCGGCCCCTACCCCGGCCCCTGGGCCACGCACGCCCCATACCTTAACCAGCATTAATTCGTGGTTAATTAACAAGCTATTAATACTAACTAGAAATAAATAATTGGTATTCAACTATGCTTATATATCAATAAGATAATAGTATGATGAAATGATTAAGCAATCAAAGCCTTATGTATTTGATTTTGCACCCTCTCATGTCCATTTGGGGAAATTGAGCAATAACAGTAGGTTGATGCGTGTTATCGTATAATCTTTATTATGGAAACTATAAATGAATCCCTACTAACTTAGTGTAGTATTAGGTCAGGTAGGCAATTTTTGCCTAGTGGATTGCATATAGAGCTAAATATACCTATTCGACAATCTACCACAACTCATTCCTTCATACAACTGTGATAATTATGCAACATTCTACTAAATAAACATCAGACTATCGAAAACAATCACAAACTAGCTTGAACTGCTCTTAGATATATGCATAATGACAATGAAACATCTAACAAAGGAGTCTAT